ATAGAGTTAATAGTATATTTGATGATCCTAATGCTTTCCAATATCTTTCTAAAGAGTTTCAATTGGAAAATGCTTCTACTACTTTGAAGATCATTACAAATGCTTATTTAAATACAAATTGTGATATTAGAGCATTTTATTCTATTAGCAATTCTAGTCAATCCAATCCAATCTATACTCCTTTCCCAGGATATGATAATATTGATTATAAAGGAGATGTAATTGATCCTGCTGATAATGATGGAAAATCTGATGAATACATTACTCTTTCACCTAATGAGGAAGTAGATGTATCAAATCTTAACTTTAAAGAATATACCTTTACAGCTACTGAACTTCCTTCATTCAAATTCTATAGGATTAAAATAGTAATGACTTCTACAAGTCAAACTTTCCCTCCTCGTTTACAGGATCTTCGAGTCCTGGCACTTGCATAAAATGTCTTATTTAAAAGTAGAGGGGCATGGAGGTCTGTATCGTGATTCTCAAACAAATTCGATTGTGAATCGCAATACAACTGAATATAAACAGTATATGTCTCAGAAAAAAACTAGAGACACTGAACATCAAAAAGTTGATGTTATTGAGCAAGATCTTACAAACCTAAAAAATGAGATTAATGAAATTAAATCTTTACTTAAGGAGTTAGTAAATGGCCAGTCATAACATAACATTTGATCCCGAATCAGGAACTCCTTATGCTGCTAATTTAAACATCTACGGGGGAGCAGGATTTGACGATACTTTTACAGTAACACGTCCTAATTCTACTGCTTATGATTTTACTGGATATAGTGGTGCTGCTCAAATGACAAAAAGTGTAGCCGTAGGATCTACTGTTGCTATTACTGCTACTTTCACCGTAGGATTCACCAGTGCTGCTGGTGGAAAAATAGCATTAACATTAGCAGACACCCTTACGAGAAATATTAGTGAAGGTAGATATGTTTATGATGTTAATATAGTGAGTGCGGGATCCACTTATTATAAATTAGTAAGAGGGGATGTAATGGTTCATGCTGGTGTTTCTACCAGACCCTAAATAATTTCACAGGAATAGTAGATACATGGCACAACCATCTAGTAGATCTGAATTAAAGCAATATTGTTTACGTCAGTTAGGAGCTCCTGTACTGGAAATTAACCTTGCGGATGAACAATGTGAAGATATAATTGATGATGCTGTTCAATATTTTCATGAAAGACATTTTGATGGAGTGTTACAAACATATTTAAAATATCAAGTAACTCAAGATGATATTGACCGAGGTAAAGGTCCAGGAGCAGCGGGAGTAACAGGAATAACAACTACCACGGCTTCTTCAACTATTAATGGAGTTTCGATAGATTTTGATTGGAAAGAAAATAGTAATTATCTAGAAGTACCTCCTGCAGTTATTGGTGTTACTAAAGTCTTTCATTTTGATGGAAGTGCTACTATTACTAATAATATGTTTAGTGTTAAATATCAATTATTTTTAAATGATATTTACTATTGGGGAGCAACAGAATTATTAACCTATGCAATGACAAAAACTTATTTGTCTGATATAGATTTCTTGTTAACAACAGAAAAGCAAATAAGATTTAATCAAAGAATGGATAGATTATATCTTGACATGGATTGGAGCACTTTGACGGCTGGAGATTGGTTAGTTATGGATTGTTTTAGAACTCTTGATCCAAATGATTATTCACGAGTATGGAATGATTCATTTTTAAAAAAATATACAACTGCTCTTCTTAAAAAACAGTGGGGACAAAATCTCATTAAATTTAATGGAGTTAAACTTCCTGGTGGAGTTGAATTAAATGGTCGAGATATATATGAAGATGGTGTAAAAGAACTCGAAGTTATTAGAGAGCAAATGTCCAATACTTATGAATTACCACCTCTCGATATGATAGGCTAATGGCATTAAATCCATATTTTCTACAAGGATCTTCTGGTGAGCAGGGATTAGTCCAAGATTTAATTAATGAACAGTTGAAGATATATGGGGTGGAGTGTTATTATCTCCCTCGCCAGTATGCAACAACTAACAAAATTATTAGAGAAGTCGTAGAATCAAAATTTAAACAATCATATCCTATTGAGGCATATGTAGAGAATTTTGATGGATATGGAGATAATACTGTAATGCTTTCCAAGTTTGGAATACAAGCAACTAATGAATTAACCATTACAATATCTCAAGAAAGATTTAAAGATTATATTTCACCATTAATTAAAAATTTACCTAATATTAATTTACCAAATGTTGATTTAGACCATAGACCAAGGGAAGGGGATTTAGTTTATTTTCCTTTAGGAGATAGGTTATTTGAGGTTAAATTTGTAGAACATGAAAAACCTTTTTATCAACTTAGAAAGAATTATGTTTATACATTAACTTGTGAACTCTTCAGACCAGAAGACGAAGTATTGGATACTGGTATTGAAGAAATAGATGATACATTTGATGTAGACTTTAATTTGATGACTGTCACTGTTATTACATCAGGGTCAGATGCCAGTGCTGCAACTAGAATAGACAATGGTGCAGTCCAGACGATTGAAGTTACAAATAGAGGTGAGAGATATACTTCAAGTCCAAGAGTAGCTATTACATCTGCTCCTTCTGGAGGACTTACTGCTGTAGGTATTGCTACTCTTCTTGATGGTTTGACTAACTGTGATGGAACAGAAATAGGATCTAAAGTACAAGGAGTTCAAATTATAAATCCAGGTTATGGTTATGATTATACTGATGCTCCTGGTATTTTATTCTTTGGTGGGGGAACTGATGCTGTAGGTGCTGCTGCAACGGTGGGAGTTGCTTCTACTGGTTCAGTTGGTATTGTTACCATTTCTGATGGGGGTTCTGGTTATGCTACCCCTCCAACAGTAACATTCAGTACTCCTACACATGTGGGTGCAGCTGCTACTGCGGTTCTTTACAGTCCAATGTCAGGAATTGGAGTAAGTATTCTTTCTGCTCCTATTAGTGATGGAGATGCCAAATTTATGTTCCCTGGTGGAACTACTGGTGGTAGATTTTATAAACCAGGATTCCCACCAACAGTTACTTTTGGATTACCAACAGGATCTAGCGAGACAGCAACAGCTACTGCTACTCTAGATGATTATGATGTTTCTGGAGGAACTGTATTAACTGTTACGATGACCAGTGGAGGTAAATTCTATGATAGTGCTCCTACTGTTACATTCTCTGCTCCAACCGCTTCAGGTGCTGCTGCAACCGTTGGTTTAGCAGGTTCCTCTATAAATGCTAGTTCGATAGCATTTAGCACTACTGGTAGGGCATATACAACTGCACCTACTGTTTCAATTACTGCAGCTCCTGCAGGTGGAACATCTGGTGTTGGTATTGTTACTATTCATTCTGTTACTGGTATTGTTACTGCTGTTTCCTTTAATCCTTCTGATGCGTGGGCAGTAGGAACCAGTGCTACAGTTGGTTCTGGTTATACTGTTGCACCTACACTTACATTCTCAGGAGCAACGGCACAGGTAAGAGCAACAGGAACCGCAGTTGTATCTGCTGCTGGAACCGTAACTGCTATTTCTATTGGTAATAGTGGATTTGGATATCAGGCAGGAAATCCTCCTACAGTATCTATTGATGCTGCTACGGGAGGGGATGAAGAATTTAGAGCAACTGGTATTACCACCATGCGATATAATTCTATATTTGCAGAAGGTACTTTGGGTGTGGGAGCTACTATTATTACAGGAATAGCAACTACTGGTATATTGATCGGTGATAGAGTTAGATTAGGTGTAGGATATAGTGACTCTTATAACTTTATTGATGGAGATGCATATGTAACAACTATTAATGCAACATCAATTGTGATGTCGGAGGCTGCTACAAATGTGGGTATAGCAACTTCAACATTTGAATTTGGTATTCAAAATTGTGGTATTGTTACAGGTATTAATATCATTTATGGTGGTGGTGGATATTTAACACCTCCCACGGTTTCTATATCCAATACTGAAGGTGATAAGAATTATCATTCAGAGGTTGCTGGTGTCACCACTGCTGTTGGTTTATCTTTAATTAATTCTTCAGGTATTGTAACTGCCATTTATCTAACAAATGCTGGTGCTAAGTATATCGAAGTACCATCAATAACGATAGGTGCTGCTGATACTGGTGGTACAGGTAACTTCATTCCAACTGAAACTATAACAGGTTCAGCAAGTAGTGTAACTGCTATTGTAAGAACATGGAATGCATCCACAGGAGTTCTTGCTATCTCTAATGCAACTGGGGACTTTATTATTGGAGAGACTCTTACTGGTAGTCAAAGTAATGCACAATTTGAATTAAGATTAACTCAGGAAGATAATACTATTAGTCAATATCCTGATAATTTAGAAATAGAAACTCAGGCTGATTCCATTTTAGACTTTAGTGAGTCTAATCCATTTGGAACACCATAAATATAATATACAAGGTCTGTAACAATGTTTGAGTATTATTACCACGAAATATTAAGAAGAACGATTATTTCTTTCGGAAGTCTTTTTAATGGTATAGAAATTAAACATGAGGATAGTGATGATAATACTACTAGTGTTATCAGAGTTCCTCTTGCATATGGACCTACTCAGAAGTTTTTAGCTAGATTACAGCAATCTCCAGAACTTAATAAACCAACCTCAATTACATTACCTAGAATGTCATTTGAATTTGTTGGTTTACAGTATGATGGATCAAGAAAAGTAACTACTACTCAGACGTTTAAATCTTCAACTACAGGAAGTGGAGCATCAATTAGAAAGACATATATGCCAGTTCCATATAATATGTCTTTTGAGTTAGCAGTTTTTACTAAATTGAATGATGATATGCTACAGATTGTAGAGCAAATTGTACCATATTTTCAACCTGCGTATAATCTAACTGTAGATCTTGTTAAGACTATTGGAGAGAAGAGAGATGTTCCTGTGGTTATTGAAAACATAACAATGGAAGATGATTATGAAGGAGATTATACAACTAGAAGATCATTAATATATACGTTTAGATTTACAGCAAAAACTTACCTATTTGGTCCTGTTGGATCCAATGCTGCTGCTTCCAAAGATCTTATCAAATCTGCGAAGATTGGATACATTGCTGGTGGTTATACCAAGACTCCTACGAGAGATGTTACTTACTCTGTTACTCCTCGTGCTACTAAGGCTTATGATGCTAATGTGGTAACAACATTAACTTCTAATATCAGTGCTGCCTTAGATGTATTTGATGTTGATGACGCTGCTGGTATTGCAGAGAATACATATATTATTATTGATAATGAGTCTATCTATGTTGATAAGAAAACTGACAATCAACTCTTTGTGAAGAGAGGTCAGGATGGAACATCTCCAACTGAACATGTGGGTGGTGCTGGTGTAAATCTTGTTACTGCGGCAACTAATGATTTAATTGAGGTTGGTGACGACTTTGGATTTGATGGTTCTTTGATTTAAAACAATGAAAAAATTAGATGATGCTTTTAACATTACTGAGACTGAGGTAGTGACAACCGAAAAGGTTGGAATCACTCCTGAGCAAAAACCTGATAGAATGACGAAGGATGATATAACCAGAGATTATGAATATACAAGAGGCAATTTATATTCTATCATTG